GTACCATCGTCAATCGCGCCTGGGAGGCCGATGAACTGCTGGGTGTTCGTGTAGTTCTGGTACAGCGACGTTGCCATCGCGTCCATCATCACGTTGGTCGCATCGTTCATACGCGCTTCGATCAGCGGAATGATTGCTGCGTCTTGCTGAACCGCACCTTCCATCCCGAGGAATGGGACTGGTGTGATCATCAACTTGAGGTTGAACTCAGCGTTGTAAGCACCCTGCTGGACAGACGGTTGAGCGAACGAGCCGCTGTAGTCTGACCACTGTGCGTTTACAAACTGAGCGCCCTGCACGGGCACTGTTACGGATGACACACCGCCGCTGGCTTGCTGACTGTTAGCAATCAGTGCTGCGAGAAGAGGGGTCGAGTTATAAAGCTGTACAACCAGCTTCGGGATAAATGCCCTACGAGTGACGTAAGTTAACTCAGTGTACTGAGTTGATCCCGTTGCCGGTAGAATTCCGCCACCAATAGGCATAACGATCTCCGGTGAGGTTTACAAACCAATAGGACGATTCGGTCGCCGCAAATCTTGCAACGCATTGACCGCTTCGTTTCTTGCTGCGCTAATCGGGTTCTTCCAATACTTATTCAGATCAAATTTCTGAATAACTTGTGGATTGTACCCGGAAGGTGTGGGTGTCGCGGCTTGCTTCATCCACTCGTGATACTCAGCGGCGGTCTCGTGATTAGTGATACCGCGCTCAAGCATGATTTTCTCAATGCCCTTAATATCATCGTCAGAACTTGCCAAGCCCTTCTGCTTCAACGAATTGCGACGCTTTTGCAGTTCTTCCACGGCGTCACGCTCTCGGAGTTTGTTTTCCAGAGATTGAACTCGTGCTTCTGCTGCTGCAACGGCAGTGTTGGTGGAGTCTTCAATTTCCAGTTCTGGAATCGGAAGATCAGGCTTAACCTTCTTGGTCATCCGTAAGAATTCTTTACGGGTGGAAGGATTCTCAGCAAGTTGCTGGGCCAATGCCGCGAGTTCATCGCGTGCATCAACTGATAAGTTTTCAAGAGACATTGTTACCCTCGTTACAATGTGGTTTAGATGACGCGCTTGCCGTCAGCAGGCTTCTGAACAGCCATCTTGTTCTTAGAAAGATCAGATGCTTTGTCCAGACCGCCCAGACGGGCGAAGCGAGGTGTGTTGATCATTTGGCCGTTTTCCTGACGATCATCAGTTGGGCGGCGAGGAGTTGAAGCTCCGCGAGGCTTAAAGAGGTCCATGTTTTATCCTAGTCCAGGAGGTTTTGGCGCACCAGCGCCAGGGGGCGCCATCCCCGGAGGTGGGGCTGACTGAATTGCACGAGACTCAGGAGTCATGCCACCGGCCTTGGGTAGCGTCTGCAACATTTGCAGAATCTCTGACTGCTGGAGTTCTCCAGTTTCATTGCGCTTGCCGCCCAGCAAACCACCGAGTTTGCGAGAGGCTTCCATGATTGCTTTGCCTTCTTCTGAGTCTGCACCAATTGATGGAAGAGACTGGTCAAGAAGATCAAGCGCAATAGAGATATTGATCATTGCTGCTTCACGAGTCCCCAACTGCTTTTCAGGCGTGGACATTGGAGCAGCCATAGGAGGTGTCTCAGGAGCAGATGCTCCGAGAGCAGAAGCAGTTTCAGAAGGCGATTCAGGCTTCTGACCCTTCTTCATCAAATCCATCAATTTATCTGGGGGTACGCTCATGTGCGACCTTGTATACCTAATTACAAATGAAGTCAAGTGGGAGGCTCATCGCCCACCTCCCGCAGGCCGGTTCAGAAACCTGTTACGTGCGGATTACTTCCGACCTTTACGACCACGACGTGCCATGACGATCTCCTGGTTACGGGGCCACTTGAGAAGGGCAAGCAGCCATACCCATCAAACTCTTTAAGAATTACCGGCGAGTCTTGCGACCGCGCTTCATTGCTTTGTACATTTGAATTACCTTCGTGTGTAGTCACGGGTCATGCGGGAGGAATTACCCGCACTACCCATCCTATTCGTCTGTGTACGGTACGTCAAGGATGGAGTTGTCTGTCGTGAATCCATACTTTTAGCGGTGACGCGGGGCTGATCCCCGGTCTTTGTGTAGCCTTGCGTGACCATTATTGCTCCTTTGGAGGCTGCATAGCCGCTTGCTGGGCTTGTGCTGCTTCCATCTTCTTGAGGCGATCTTTCAATTGTTGTTTCATGGGTGGTTCAAGCAAGTCTAGCAAGGATTCTTTGTCAATGACTTGTGCTTTGAACAGATTGAACGCCAATTGACGCAAATCTTCCATGAAGATAGGTGAATTGCTGTGTGCATCAACTTTTACAGCGTAATTTTTGGACAATTGCTCGGCAATGAACCGATTGCCTTTCGTATCCGTGTAATGTGTATCTGGATACGCTTGCATGAGCTTGAGATACAGAGTCGCCATCTTTTCTAGCGCATCTTCGATAACAAGCGCCCGTTTTTTGGCACGAGATGACCCTAAACGGGCAAGTTGACTGGCATGACCGGACGATCTGACCCCGGACTCGCCCCGTCCTTGCAAGACTGAGACGATCCCAGAGGCTTCTTCGAACATCAGGTCAATTTCACCGATCTCACGGAAGAGATCTGGCGGCATTTGCGGGGCCAGCTTCTCTACCTTGGCGCTCGGCATATCTGTTGCCAATATTCCGCCTGCGCGGTTGAGCGCAAAGTTCTTCTCATCCAAGATTCCAGTGAATCCGATGAGAGCCGTTGGTGGGCTGACTTGTTTGGACAGGATGTCCAGAATCTCTACCATGCGTTTGTTACGCATCTGCTGGAGGTAGATCAGACGGGATACTTCTGACTGACCCCAGTAGTAATCGTAGAGTGGCAGTGGGCAGATCTGGATGAAGGGCAGCTCGCCTTTCAAGAAGACGGTTGCGCCAGGACGATCATAAATGATGACATCAGGATCTGCGCGGGTGACCACTTGATAGTCGCCGGTCTCATCGTTCCAGACCCAGAGTTCCGTCATCTCGACGGTTTCCTCGGAGACTTGTGCTTTGTAGCGATTGCCGCCAGAGAGATCGAGGTTGACGTTCCCGTAGAGAGTGGGGTCCGTCTGGCTCATGATAATGCGCTGCACACCGTTAGCAACTTCGGTGCGCTCGTGCTGCATATACGACACGCGCTCTACGATCTTTTCCCGTTGTGGGTGGCTGTAGAGACGGTTGTAGAGTTCAGACTTCGTGATGTAATAAGTCTGAATTATTGCTTCTTGTCTGTCGGTGTATGGAGTGTCTTCTCGTAGCACACCGATGCTGGCCGGTTCCACGAGATACGGATGAATACCGTTTCGATAAACCAGTTTAATAAACGTGCTGTTGTAGCAGAGCGCCCATGAAACCGCTGTCGAGAATACTTGGTCAGCATTGCTGTTTAGCCATTCATCGTTGAGTGCGCGGGTAAGGACCGGGAGTTTGGACTGCTCTTCATCTGGGACTGCCGCACCCAAGTCTATGGAGAATCGGGTGGTCTCGGCAGAGTAGAGGAAGGATGACAACTGATCTATGTGAGGAAAGATCTTGTTGTACATGGCCGGTGCTTCGTCCGGTCCGTTCCCAAAGAGATACCACGAGCGAAGACCTCCGTAGTCGGTGCGCCTCTCTGGCATGGAGACAGCGCACTTGTGGATGAGGTCTAGGTAGAAGTTTTCCCGTTCTACCGGCTCGCTCGGAATTCTCATGGTGTTATTGCCAAGTTCTCATGGTCAGACATATAACTTGCCGCCTTTGGTCCCGTGAGATTACCAGTATCTTTCGGGTTTACGCCAACAGATTCTCCGCGAACCGACTGAGCGACTTGTCCAGCAAGTGCCGCTTGCATATTGATGTTGTTGAAATTGCCACCCCAGATTGCGGCATCGCCTGGGCGAGGCTCTCTCTCTTTTGGCTCTTCAGGAAGTTGATGGTGATGGTAACCGGCTTGTGTGTCACCTTCACGGGTGGACTTGATGTCTGACATCTTGAAGTCTTGGGCTAAACCGCGCAGGTGTCGGTCAGCTTGTTTTGTCTTGTCTGATTTGAGTGCAACTGGTTTTAGGAAAACCATGTTGAGTTCTGCGGTGCAAAATTTGATAGGGCACTCAGGCTTATAAGATTCGAAGAGGCCGTGAGACGCGCAAAGATAGTCGTGGAGTACGCTCATGATTCGTCCAAAGTAGGATAAGAGTAATCGTGACGATTACGGGGGCCGATAGATAGTTTGAATCCGTCAGGGGACTTGACGATCCCCATGTGCGAGAAGATAGCAGGTTCTGCAACCTTGCGGTAGTCAACGTATTGGGTCTTGTCTGCGCGTCGCATGATCCTGACCCGACCTTCCCGCCACGCTTGGTAGGCAGCAGACACGCGACGTTGTGTGGTCTCGCTAATGGGTGCGCTTTCGTAGATGAAAACATCTGCTAAGAATTCTCTGGAGATGCCGCAAAGGTCAGCAAACTTCTGAAGAGAAATACCGCGTTCCTTATCTTTGAGGAATCGCCCAACCAAGATTTTAAGTTCTTGTTTAGGAATGACGGTATTCAAACTTGTAGCCCTTGTCTTGCAAGAACATCAGGAAGTCTAGTTCACCAAAGACGTTATCGCATTCTTCTATTGTGTTTCTGATGGCAATTGATTTATGGCCGATCAATTTTCTACTGGGTGCGTGATGACCGACCAGCCGCTCTAGGTCAATGTCATCGTGCAGTCCTGGACCCATGTACTCAATCGAGAAGTGTTTGGCAATGTTCAACGGCGCATATCGGATGCCCAAAGATTCCAGTTGAGGACGCAACAAACCTGAAAGTTGAACATCCTCGTTGATGAACGGCTGTTCTGTGTACAGCGCGTGTACAACACCGTGCTTACTGGGTGCTTGCAAGAACTTGCGGCTACGAAGAGAGAACCCGCCGTTCTGCACAACGATGGGGTCTTTCACATGAACCCATGAGAAGTGGAACATGGCTTGATTACCGGCTATACCCATATGGGTAGGAGCGCCCACATAGTCGTACTCGTAGTACTCGTCTGTGAAGTTAGCTCCGTTGATAACCCAGCCGTCATCTTGTACAACTAAGCAGTACTCAGTCTCGATGTAATGCTGGAGGCAGTACATACAGAACATTGAATACTGAAAATAATTCAGCGGTGCTGTTTGTTTCCAAGCAATATGGTCTGGCAAGGAAGGAGGTCTTTCAAGAGAGATCAGCAGACCCCGGCTTCCCGGCAACTGGGCAAGACTCTCAACAAGACTTGGGATAGTAGCCGCGCCATTAGTGTGGCCGTGGATAGATACGATTGTGAGATCAGTGTGTAGAGCCACCGTACATCCCGATACGTTTTAGATAATTGGATACGTTACGTCCAGCAGCAAGTTCTTCTGGCGTTCTGTTCTCTTGGGCATGAGACATTTCTTTCGTCAATCTCATCGCAATCAATCTGGGTTGAACCTGCTCGGCATAGGCAACAGCGGCGAGCGCACTGGCAATGACTCTATCATCTTTGCCGCGCCCAGGCGCACCGATAAACCCGCCCTCACGAACAATGCCCTTCATCTCGTCTAGCAAGTCCATAGACTTGATGTCCATCAACCCACGTTCGAAGTAATCCTTCATGTAGGTCAACATCC